CATGCATCAGGGTTTCTGAGACTTCGTTTGCAAAGAGCCCGTTGCATGGTTAACTGGGAGGCGATACCCATAGCGTTGAAGACCTGGATAGGCGCTATGGCCCTACAGTGCGGTGACGCCTGTCTGGACCCAGGTCTTGCGGCTGCGACCCGCCGACTAGCCCCTCCCGTGCGTTGAGAGCGCCCGGTGATGCCTCGGCCTGGCAACGCAGCGTTCTGCCATCCAGCGTGCTTGAGAACCTTGGGGGTTCTTTCGCACTGGGAAAGGAGCTCACATGAGAGTTATCCTGGAGTGTGAATCCTTCTCAAAACCTAACGACCGACCACGGCTGAGGCTTTCATGCCTTAGAGGAAAAACCAGCCGATTAGAGTCCTAAGGACGGTTCTGAGAAGCCACACGACGAAAGCGTCATGTTAAAGACCTGCTGTCGCGGCAGGCATGCACCTCGCATCCTCTTAGAGCAGCGAAAAAGAGGCCGTCACGGAGTGATGACTGAGCTGGAAAGACAGCCGAATTCTTTCGAAATACCAACAATGAAGTACAACGACAAGAATTCAACGAGCCGCCCCTCTCGTCAAGGCCCGAGAGACTTGCGGCAAAGCGAGGCCGACGTGAAGCGAGAGACTCCCGACTCGAAGGAGTGCGCTTCCAAACCACGCCGAAGGCGTGGAAAGAAATCCGAAAAGGTGGGCCCTGTTGCTGGTCGACAGCAGGAAAACCCGAGTGAGACCAAGCCTCCTGACTCCCCCCTCCCGGTGGTCAAGGAGAAGAAAGAGACCCCTGAGCCTGAATCTGAGCCGGGCTCTCCCCAAGAGATGACCTTGGAAGACTATCGCGATCAGCTGTATGCAGAGCGAGCCAAAGGCCGCCACTTTGATCGTTCATCTCAAGGGTCTCGAAGAGAACAGAAAGAGAAACAGCGGCAGAACCGCGGCGGCAGGGGTGCCATCCAACAGAGTCTCAAGGATGGAGCATTCGGTGCAGCTTTGGCCGCCATGCGAGGGGAGAACGACGCTATCCGCGAAGAATTCAGGGTCGACCGTGACGACAAGGCGGAAGCAGAAGCAGCGAAGAAGCGTACAGATTTCATCCGCAAGCTTGACACATTGCAGCATGACTTCGAACGCTCTTTAGGCCTGTACTTGTATGACAACTGGTTTGGTAAGAACCTGTGGACTCAGAGTGTTGCCATACAGACGGTGCTGGACATGCTGCGTTTGAGGGGCTTGGAGTTCTCAAAAGGCTCTGTAGATCAAGAAACGCTCGTGCTTGGCAAGCCGACGAAGGATCTTGATTTCTACCATATTCTTCTGCCCAATGCTGCAGATCCTGTCATGCCTTTTTATGATCAGATGTTCTTCCTTGATGACATGCTGGATTTCGAGACAGGTCGATGGTTTTGCTCATACAGTGACAAAGACCATGCTGTTCTTGACTTCAATGCTGTCAGAGACCCGTTGGAAGGCGAGTGGCCGGCCAACTACGATGTGTACATGCATCGTTTTGAGAAGAAGACATCTCTCATCTGCAATCCTGTCGCCAAGCACCTTTACGGCAGCGCGGATGAGCTCATGGTCGATCACGTTCTCTGCCAGTTCCTCAAAATGCATCGTTCTTTCTCTGAGATGAACTTCAGCAATGCCTTCAACACCCTCGTCAATCACCGCTGGTGTCCGACATATGCCACCCACAATTCTCGCTTCGTGAATGATTCTTTCGTCTATGCTTTTAACAAGAATCGCAGTTTGTGGGAAAGCAGGAGCATCAACACCACTCGGGAGACTCCTCATGATGATGCTCTCATCGAGAGGACGTCGGGCGTTACGATCAAGGGCTTCGGCTTGTCACGCGGCTTGTTGCAGCGCGCATGGGGTTTTCTCTCAACCCTCTTGAGCGACGAACCAGATCCCCCCGCAACTCCGAAACCGAAAGGTCCAACCAAAGATGACCTGGACGGTTATGGGCCTGATGACGATGATTCTCCTCCCAACGTGCCGGTTCCCTCGCCTCCGCCGACGTACGCCAGTGTTGCTGCCACTCCGCCTGAATCTGACGTCCCCTCCGTTCCTGAGTCTGACAACCCAGACACAGCTCTGTTCTCCCTGCCCAACCCTCATCCTCAACCAGTGCTCCTTGATTCGTTCTTCGGGAGTGAGTCGCCAATCAGCGAACGCGAGCCGGAAGCTCCCGAACTGAATGCTTTTGAAGGGCTTGCCTCCGAAGTGTTGGTCACAGACGACGAGCGCCCTCCCAATCAATTGTTGCAGTCCAGTTTGGTTGACGTCGATGGCAAGGGAGCAGCAACTGGTTGGTCAGACTGGTTGAGCGAGGCTCTCCATGCCTTAAACCAGGAGATCTATGATGCTGCTGTCCGGGGGGACGCCGTATTGGATCCAATCTTGATGGACATGGATCGGCGTTTGTCACTGTTCAACCAGCAGGTGCTCACGTCCTTGACGCCGCTCGCTCTTGACTTGTTCCTTTCTCAATTGAGCGAATTTGCCAAGAACATCAGACAATTGACGCATCGTCTATTGTTCCATGGTCTACATTTGCCAGCACGACATCCCGTGTTTCGTGTTCTCTATCAGGTGGATTGCTTCTTAAGAGCGCAAGAGCTGTCAGAAGAGTTAGGAAGACCAGACCTCCATCTCCAAATCTATCTCTACTCCAATTCGGTCCGTGATGTCGCTTATTGGTGTTTGCCGATGAGAGATCTTCCTGAGGGTCTCAACCATTCTCCCCTTGTCGTGACTTACCAAACGGTGTCTGAGCCCAACGGTCAGAATTTTGTGGAAGCCGCTGAGGAGCTTGGTGAAAACTTGGCCCCTGGACGCATCACGGTCCGCACTGACACATGGGCTTGTCCTTCTGCATCTTTCGCGGAAGTGTGGTACTCTCTCTTTTTCCGCCCAGCTCATTGTTACGGTCAAGACTACACGATCTTAGCTCTCTTGAAACGCTTGGGCAGACCAGTGGCGGCGCCGACGGACATGGGCCAAAGATTGATCTTGGAACACAGTGCAGATCTGACCTTTCCGAAGATAGAGAGCTTCGAAGACCACATCACAGACGTCGAAGTCTATGAGAGTTTCTTGGTCAACATGCCCATCGCCAGCAGAAGGAAGCATCTTTCTTTCTTTCTCAAAAGATCGCTGTCGCAGTACCCAGATGATCTCTCTCGTGCAGACACCGCCTTCACCAAGAGTGATGAAATCCTGGCCAATCCGAAGGGTCGCATCATTATAAACCCTCCTCCTGATGTCTTCTATGACTTGATATCCGGATTGGTCGAGCTCAAGAGAGTCTTCAAATCTCAGATGTTCCATCGGCTGCATGCAGACAAGTGTGTCATTTACTGGACATACGGAGCAGACCTCACCACCAAGCAAAAAGGAGAATGGCGCCAACGAGCAGAGGACTTGTGTAAGGCGGGAAATGTTTTAACCTGCTGCCTCATCGTTGGTGGAGATGACAACTTGTGCCTATTTGGTTGTCAAGGAGCCTATTACGCATGGGAGAGTGATGTCACTGCATGTGATCAAAGCCATAATGCATGGCTGATCCAAGGTTTTGGTCGCATACTGCTGAACATGGGCATGCCAGGTGAATGGGTTGAACGCTTAAAGAAGACATACTGGCGTAAACTTTATGTCAAGAAACAACTCGAAGTGTCATTCGAGCAGCCGCAACTGCACACCGGTCATCCACAAACATCTCTCGCTAACACGGTCGTGGTTTCTTTGGTCGCTGCCATTCTCTGTCGAGAGGTGCTGTGCCCCTTGGTGGAACGCCATCAGAACATCAAAGGTTTTCCCGAATTAGCCAAGGCTTTCGTTGTCGAACTTGGCATGGAATGGAAGATCGAACTGCACAAGAATGCTCTGGATGCCACTTTCCACAAGGGTTTTTGGGTGCGCAGCGACCGTATGTATCAGTGGCTTTCCTTGCCATCCTGTCTATGGAAGACGGCCAAGCTGCGCGTGGACCAGCGCCTATCCAAGAAGGAACTGTTGAGACGCTCTGCCTTCAGTTACTATCAGCGCACCATCATGCCGAATTGCCATCTGGTTCGACGTGTTTGTGAGAGACAATTTGCCTACTTTGCAGAGCTGCTCAATGAAGACGGCAGTGAGCTCGTCACTAAGTTCCACACCGATCCCTACTATGAGAAGATCCTGAAACGCAAGCAGATGGACCCAGACACAGGCTCTTACATAGTACCAGGGGAGAGAGCCACTTGGTCGGAGGAAGATGAGCTTGCCTTCTTCCGCCGACGCTACGGAGCTGTGCCAGAGGAATGGTGGCACGCATTCCAAGGTGGCTTTTATCAAGTCCGTTCCGATTTCATGGACCGCGCCATTGAGCGCGACTTCGCCAGTGACAGTACCGAGTCTTTTCTAAGGACTTGGGAAGGGAAGTGAGTAGCCCCACTCGTCAGGGGAGCGTGGTTTTGATTTTCATTTTACGAAGCAAGACAATTTTCAATGCCATCAAAACAACGCCAACAAGGTCAGCAAAGCGGTAAACAGCCCGTACGCTCCACCTATTCAAAAAGGGCCCGTTCCAAGAAGAGGGGAACGCGCACTCCTAGCTACTCTTCATACGCTAATTCGATCTTACCGTCTCACTTTGGAGAGGGTTCGTCGACTGGTTTTCCTTCTTTTGAACCAGGCAACAATCAAAGAGGGGGAAGACAATCTGCTGATCGCCAGATTGCTAAGTACATCCAACAAGTTGTGCTCCCGTCTAGCCAAACCAGCCCCGATCCTCTCCCCAGCAGAGGTAGTGTTGGTGTCGCCACTCGCAACATCGTCCAAGAGTTTGTGATGGATGCCGAACACTTCGACGACGACGGGAATGCGACCTTCGTCCTCTTCCCTGATCCCAAATTTGGTGGCTTTTGTTCCAATTCTACGAGCAAAGTCATCCCAGCTGATCCTGGCAGCTCTCTCATTCTTGCTGGTCCTCTTGAGGTGGTTGAGGACAAAACCCAAGCTTTCGGGTTTGAGGTCTTCGATTCAGAAGACAACAGCAATCGCACTTTCATCAAAAGTGCGATCTACAAGGATGATGCCAACAAAGGCATTGCCAGTATTCCTTTCCACTGCTTCGATGCGACTTCGTGTGTGATTCAAGCGCATCCTATCTCCATTAATGTCTCTTCATATTTGGAGATATGGTCGGAGACAGCAGGGCATTGGAATAAAATCGGAGAGACAGCATACTTCCATGAGAGGCCCACATCTATGGGTTTCACAATGAATGCCAATGCAACCCGTATGGGTTTCATTCTCAAGGCGTTGGCAGGTTCGGTCGTCGGTGACGTTGGGAATGTGGTCGACATTCTCATTACCACTGGCGGCGGAGCTCAAATTACCACTGGAACGTATGAGCATCTTTTCCGCTCTTTCAACAAGATCGTTGTTGACAGCGGGATACAACAGGGACGGCTTGCCTCCATGGCAGTCCTTTGTACCAATACCACCGCAAAATTGGAGAAACAAGGACAGATCTATGCTTCGCGTTGTTCGAAGGATGTTCTTGTCAGACCGGGGTCCATGATGGCCAACGAGCTCCTTCGGTTGGGCTCTCAGCTCACTTACTCTGGACCAGCCGAGCATGGCGCTTACTGCTTTTGGATGCCGCGAGATGCGCGTCTGAGAGACGTGGTGCCTTTGCGCTCGGTTCACGATTTGCTTCACATGGAGAGTATCCTTGTGATCCATATCAGTGGAGTTGACAAGAACGCCGCACCGAGTTTCAAAATCCGCTGCAACTGGATTTATGATTTCTATACTCCGAACCAACTATTCGAGAAGCGTCCCACCCCTGCTTGCAATGATGTGTGGGACACAGTGTGGACTATCCTTGAGCGCATGCCAGCAGGCAGTTGCAATCCCGGCCATGTAGAGATGTTCAAAAGCATCTTGAAGCAAGGTCTTGATGCCGCTGGTGGTGCAGTGCAACACTATGACAGGAACCGCCCTCTCTATGAGGGTCTTTTCCGGCTCCTGACCTCTGTGTTGTGATCGTAAAGCGAAATCCCTACTTAGGGTGCCGTGCTTTTCCCGGATGTGATTTCCCGGAGTCATCGACCGACTGATCTTTCTTTCTTAC